AAAGAGTATATATTTAAAAAAAAAAAAAAAGTTTCCCTAAACCCAAACTTATTGGTTTGAGCCAAGGAAACTTTATTAGTAGGAAGTGAAGTGAGAACGCATTCAATAGGTGGGTTGACGGTGCATCCGGTAGCAATCAAGCATACCTTTTCCGGAAGTGGTACGTGCTCGAACCTTCAATTCACATTATTATTATATCACAATTAAAATATTTGTCAAGCAATAATTGAAAAAATATCATTCATAATGTGCATACTTCTCACATTTTTATATTTTATCAATCCAGAAGCATAAGCTGTAAGCATGAGCTGTATGTCAGAGCTCCTCTTAAATGTTTTTAACCATAATGTATTAGGGCTGTGATCTTCCTGCTGTATTACATATATTCTATTAGTAGACGGTGCAGAATCAGCGAAACCAAGTTTATAATCCGACCTATCCATCCAGCAACCAACTGTCATATCATTTAGCATAATTGCGAACTTGAAATCGCAGTTTCCGAGATAGAAATTTTCTATAAACTTTGATTCATCTGCATATGGATCATTACCCACTGCATAGGAATAGAATGGTGTATCCTTTAATATTTTTCCTCTCCTTGTATTATCATATCTTTGTTTATATTTTGACGAATCACAAATTTCAATTAAGCATCCATTTTTGTGAGTAAATCCCGGTTCAACAGGCGCCTTAATTTTGAAATAGTCAAAATATGGGTTAATGTATGATACTCTGTTTGCAAGAAAGAACCATCGGAGATCTTCTGTGATAGGTAGGTTTTCATCTCGCATACGTGCAATTGTCGAATCAAGATTTAGGAATGTATGCACTTCATTTTGTAGGTATTTTGTTACACCCTTTTCCAACACAAACTCATCAAATACACCTTTATTTACATTTGGCATAGGCACAGATTTTTGGAATGCAGAAGTTGATAGAACAATAAATGTTCCAGCCTTTTCCTTGTCTATGAATAATTCTTTACCTTTTAGGGTAATGTGATGATTCGGGAATTTATCTGCTATATCATCAGTAAATGAGAGCAAATATTTTTGTCTGAGCTCTTCTTTATATCTTCTTACCCAAACAAACTCTTTACCAGTTTTTAAGAAATCAGATATACACCACTCTTTCATAGAGTATGTCTTACCGATACCACGTCCACCCTGTATAAAATTATACAGGGCGGAATACGAAAGTGCTTTTCTTTTAGACCAGTAAATTCCGTTATCAATCATAACCCAAAAGCGAATCCACTATTTGAGAAATAGTATTGTACTGTATTAGTATCAGGATCAATAGCGGTAGTTAAGAATCTAAATATTGTTCCGGGATTAGTAGCAGGGCGAAGTACAGGAATATATGCGCGTACGGCTTCAGTAGTTGATAATACTGGTGTATTTGTAACTGAACCAATACTTTCTACATTAATAGCTTGTGGATTATTAGTAATGATAAATGGAGACGGTTCCATTATACAAATAGTATCAAGAGCTTCCGGGTTAAATGTGGAATAAGGAAGCATTATAAAATAAACATTATATATTACACCTTGTACTGTAATAGTGATAGGTGAAGTGGGGGCTATCAAATCATCAGTAGTTACAGTTAAAATATTAGATATGGAAATATCAAAAAACATTGGATTATTGGCATATTTTGTGAATTTAATCACAGAATCTGTCTGAGAAGTAGTATTTCCGTTTGCGTCGAAGTAATATGGTGTATTTACTGACATTCCATTGTAAGAGGACATAGCCGTAGTATTCATAAATTTTCCAATAGAAGAGAATCGTAATAGGGCAGCGGTCTTAATAGCAGTATTTGCTGTAGTATTAGCTGTATTTGCCGTCCCAAGTGCTTCAGCGGCATCATTTTGTGCTGCTTCAAGATCATCATCAACGCTTTCAAAACGAGCATTCAGATTAGAATAGCTTCCTCTAGCCGTAGTGACTTCCGATGTAACTGCTGACACATTAGAATTTGTTGTATTAAGCTGTGTATTAATATCTGAAATATCATCCGTATTAGTGGACACGTCTGCTGTAACATTGGTAATATTTTCCGTCATATCATCAAGCCTAGCTTTGAGTGAATCGAATGTATCAGCGGCAGCTGCAATATTAGAATTAGCCGTATTAGCACTAGCTGCGGCTTCATTCGCTGTGGTTTGCGCAGTTGATGCATCCGACTGGGCATTTTCCGTTGCAGTTGTCATATTATCAAGCCTAGCATCAAGGCTTGCGCTCCCCCCTCTGGCTGTTTCTACTTCCGTTTGAACCGTAGAAAGGGCAGTATCTAATTGAGTAATATTCTCCTCAATAGTAGTAATATCAGACTTATTTTCTGTTATTCTTGAAGATAGATTATCTAACAATGATTTTAATACTGATGGCATAATTTACCTCCTTTAAATCGTAAAAGTAATCGGAAATCCTCCGAAATTATATTGCAAAGTGTTAGTATCTAAATCTACCTTATTACCTATAAAGCCAAACTTACCATTACTTGAAGCGGACGCCCTGTATATTACAGGTAAATATAATTTATATTCGCCAGCTGTATAGTAATAACCCCCGGTCAATCCAATATTCCCGATCTTATCTTGCGTAATATTTGCAGATACATCACAAACGAATGGAGAAGGAACAGATATTGTGTTAACATTTTCATTGATTTCCATAACAGAATTTGGAAGTTGTATATAATATAAAGGCAGTGTTCCGAGTGGATCCGGCAAAGTAATATTAACTACAATATCCGAAGCAAGTAGATCTGTTGAGGAAGCATCCGGATTAATGGCCAGTACGTAATAATATCCACCATTACTTTCCGAACCATATTTTGTTATAGAGTATACATACGACTGTGCACTTCCTGCGCCACCAGAAGCCCCGAAATAGTTTGGGGTTTCTCGAGGTAAACCCGCCCAGAATGTTTGGGATTCTTCAGAGAAATACTTGCCAATCCCTTGGAACTCCTGCCCGAATTGAAGATCTGAAGCAATATCTTCCAGTGCTTCAATTCGTTCTTCTAATTCCGATGAGTATATCTTAACACCTTTATCCAGAATTTTTCGGAGTAAATCAAGAATTGTCTTAGTATCACAATCTGCTATTGTATATTTCACATTACCAATCCAATAATCCATATTAATACACCTGCATAAACACATTATCAAACTGTTTTGTAAACCATATTTCTGGTGTAGTAGCCGTAAACATTTGATAGATTTCCGCTTTAGACTTACCTCTCAAGTAAGCTTCGGTTCTATTCTCTTCAAGAACCCGATTCATATTATTTGAGCGATCCCTATTTTCCGATTTATTTAGCGTATCGGAAGAAGTGCCTGTCATATTCTGTGTCGAGTTGACGGTATTGGAAGCACTTCCGGAAGACGTGGTAGATTGTTCATTTTCCGTATTTGTCTTGTCAGCACTTGAAGCGTAATTCTTTGACCAATCCAGATTATTTCCGGGCGTATCCGAATGCACGACATTTTCTTCGCCGGAATTGGTTGTGCTGCCCGTTTGTTCGTTTTGGCTAGTATTGGTGCCCTGATTCGTTGTGTCCTGACTGGATGTAATATTTCTCGTATCTTCTCCGGTGGTTGTTTCCTTACCCGTATTATTTTCCGTTTCGGTTACAGACCTCTCATACTTACCGCCTTCATTATACAACATTTCCGTCTCGGACGCAAGCTCATCCCACATCTTTTTCCGGATCTCGTATTCAGGGAGCAGGCGCGTGAAGTTCTCTCCGAACTCATGCACGAACCGTTCCACGATCTCGAACCCAATCTCGCGATAGCGGAACGCTTCCATCAGCACGGTACATATAGCTTGATTCGCCGTGTACAGATTGTTGAATATCTGATTACGTGCGTCGACATTATCCCATCCACCTATCCATTCCAACGTATCGTAGAATGTCATTGTATACTTAGCGTACATCATTATCACCTCCGTTACCGAACGGCTGAGCCGGTTTCGGGTTATCCAGTTCAGCCAGTTTCTTTGCAATCTCCATCGAATTCTCGTTACGGATTATGGGCTTGATATGCATTCCGAACATTTTATTAACGTTATCCGCAGCTTCCTGTCTCATTTCCAGCATATCCCCGAAGAATCCGTCATAAGTGATTTCGTCCGAGCTGGTAGCTTCTGCCGATGTAAGACGCTCACTTTTCTGAATATCGATGTTCTTGAAGCCGAACACTTGCAGGAACTCGTTGATCATATCCGATTTGTAGGTCGTATACTTATCAATATAGTATTGGAATCCGGTATTGATCAGGTTGACCGAGTTCATGAGCGATCGGTTTGCCAGAATGGCCACCTCGTTCTTGTCTACGTTGTTGATCATGTTTTTTACCGAGAACTCGTTTTCGGACGAGGTCTCGAATGCAAACTGTATTTTGGATTGGAACAGATTGACATCCATCGCCCTCTGTATCTCCGCGATTTTGTTGGCGTAGTACCTACAGATATCTACGGAAGGCATTCCGAACGAGTTATTACGGCAGAGGACGCAGTCTTCTTTGGTGTTCTTGATCTCAAACGGTAGGTGATTACCAATCGGCCAGAACTCCGTTGGCTCCCAGAACACATTTAGGTCATTGGACACGGCTGCGGGCAGGAACAGGAGCTTACCTTCCCACATGAAGAATATACCATATCCCGATTGATATAGTGTTCGCTCAATCAGCCTGGATGTGAGTTGGTTCGCAAAATCCTGTTCCAGGCCTTCCCACCCAATATGATGCATCACTGTGATAGCCAGACGGCGCTCCCATAGCTCTGCGGTGATCGCATTTTTACAGTCTGTATTTGGTGTATGCTTTGGCACACGTATCGGCTTACGCCCCATCTATACTCACCTCCGTATTATCAAGATTATATTTTCCGAACTGCGAAAATGCTGTGGCGGTGTGGTGCCAAGCAGTGAAACCGGCAGAATACATCTGTTCCAGCATGGTCTTATGCTCAGGAATCAACCACTGTGTAGAGGTACAGACCGGAGACTTATATTTAATGAAATTGTACCAGTACCGTGACCGAATGTCAAAATTTGTGGCCATGATATTGAGCTCATATCCGTACTTCATGAATATACTTCCGTATAGCTCCAGCGCGTAATCATGCGCCCGCATGTGCTGGCAGGTGATTTTATTTCGCATGTTTCCAATCATAGATCCGGGGGAACCGGCAGATAATGAAGCAGTATCAGGCGCATTTTTCATGTCTGTTATCTTGGCATCAATTGCATTTTTAGTATTGATATAATCCATACCACTACCTGCAATACCCATTATTCCAGATGATGCTGCATTTCCTGCCCCCATAACAGCTGATCCAGACATTCCACCAGCTGCCAATGATATACCACCCATTATCATAGATATGGCATTAGAAACAATGCCCATCATAAGGTTAGATGTATTTCTTGAATGCGCCGCCTGTATTTGAGCTGAATTCATCTGCATGTAGGTCTGATAGGTATCGTTTTTCCAGCCAAGCATTTTTACGGTGTTGTCAGGAATCTGATATTCTACACCATATTCATCCTCTGTCCAGTTGGTAACAACGCAGTTGACGTTGTAATCACCTGCACCCAAGGCCAATATCAGCGATACATTAATCGATCCTGATGGAAAGTCCGCTGGATTCAGTGACATGGTTGACGACCAATTATTTAGCTTAATCGTAGTATATGGAGCATAATATAATCGGCTTTCATATTCATATGATGCAGAGCTATTATGATTAGGCATTGAAGGTAGAGAATCCCACGTGTCAAATAATACACTATTCCTAAATCTATCTGGAAGTGAATGGACCGCGATCAGCCCCTGATCTTCAAATGGTGGAATTGTATTGCCATACCCAATAAACGTACCCTCAAATGATGGATCATTAATGGATACGCACTCCTCACCGTCGATTGTTACCACCGTATACAGGAACGGTACGAATGGGTGCATCTGAATAGATATAATATTTGGTGATTCGAAAATTGAGCTGTTTCCAATACCTGAGGCGTGTATATCTCCCGATGCCCCAATTCGCACATTTGGTGTGAAATTAATTTCTGTCGGATAAGCTCCTTCCGGATTAGAGTGCACTACAATCGGAAAGATATACAACGGAAAAGGGTTCGGAGCAGACCCTATTCTTTGCGGGTATGCCCTGTTTGTAGGTGTGAACTCCGGTATCCAATCGGTTACATACATGAAGCACCAGATAACATCAGATCCGTAATAGTCATTGGCAGTCACTCGCATATTTCCTACATTATTGGAATCTCCTCTGTATATTATTGGTCTTCCGCTGCTGTCCCATCTATCCACGTGAGCACGTTCAACAATCCCTGACACATCATGCTTGAACATATACGTTACCCAGACATCAGTTTCGATGTCGAACTCGGTACAGTTCAGACCGACAAAACGTGGATTCCGGACGAAAGCGTACTCCCGCCCGGATCCGTTGTCGAAGGTCATATAGTTAATATGATTCTCTTTAAAGGTATTAATGTCCATCTGAACACGATACGTAGCATCGTTCCGGATATAGGTCATCTGCGTATACTGTACCACTTGATTCACGTTGAAATAAGAATCAAGCTCTGACTGTGTCTTAAAACACGGGACATTGCTATAATCATTCCACGGCACAGAATGTAATGCTATAACAGAAGAATGCGCATCGGTCAGGGCGGACATATAATCACCTCATTAATACTTGTATCTAATATTGGTCTGGTTCTCTCTTGCATAGGTCGTAGCATTGGTGATATTGCACGACTTCCAAGGCGCAGCAGGCAGCGTATAGGATTCTGCTTCTGTAGCGGCCGGAATCGGAATATACGAACAAATCGCATGCGAGCCGGAAGAGAACGTACCGGTCTCTTCGGACGGGAACTCCAGATACAAAGGCACGTTTGTCGGGAACGTACCGGTAAGCTGAACATTGGCTTCGCCCGGTGTTACATCTACAGGAGAATCCGTCAGCGTCACACCAGAACCAGAGCTGATTTCAGCTGCTCTCTGCGTAGATACAAACGCCACAGCATTAAGGAATACACCATATGTCTTAGCCCACTGTTCACTGTGGAACATGTTAAAGTACAACGGACCGTCGACATATCGTTCACTTGATACCGTGAACTGATTGTGAATCTCAAGGAATCTGTCGTCTGCCAGAATGCCGATAATATTGGTAGAATCCGTCGTACCTCCGAACCCATACTCCTTAGGTACCAGAATAATCCGCGTATCCATCTCAACGCGGTCCACATTGAAAATTCCGGCCAGCCAGTCGATTGTGATTGTGTTTATAACCTCCGGTGTCGTAATAAATACCATGCGCTCCTTAGGTGTCCGCATTAAGAATTTGAGTGCATTATAATTACGCGTCCAGAAGTTCATGTAATCCTTTGTGTTCTTGAATGTGTTCATGAACGCCTGAATGGATGCCTCATCCGTAAGCGGATCAACCTCCTGATATACCAGACCACCCTGATAGAGCATGGTGCCCAGCACCTGACAGTCTGCAAGCATATTATCATACAGGGACGATGCGGCAAGCGATGCTGCGATCTCGTTGTTTAGGCTTTCGATCTCGCTTACGCTGCGAAAAGCTTCTCGGATGCGCTGAAGCGTGCGCGTGATCTTCCATTGCATATTAAAATTGATCGTATAATAAGCCTCGGAAATGTTGGGAAGAACCTTACCAAACTCGCCGCGCTCCGTGCCCTCGTCGGGAATCGGGTAACCCTCTATATAGTCCACATACAGCTCGCGCATTGTGAGACCTGCGGGCATGTTCTCTTTGTAAAAACGGGAGAAAGGGTTTTCAGATCGATCAAACCACGCTGAACGGATTCTGGTGTTAGCCACCTGGTTTGTGATCGTGTTCATATAATCATTAATCATGTCGTTGGGAATCATGTGCGAAATATTCGCAAGATTCTCCTGGTCAATCAACGGAATCCGAGCTGCATAACCTCCTGCTGTACGAATATCATTCAAAATATCAATTGTCGTAAAAGCCATTATTTATAAACCTCCTCAATGTGTTTAGCGATCCGGGCTGCATAATCCAGCTCTTCCTCTTCAGGCTCTTTTGGTTTCGCCGGCTCTTCATATTTTATCAAGCTAATTAGCTTCTGGTTATTGGATCGGCTTTCGTCCAGCAAAGCCTTTGTCGTAGAATGTTGTGCGCGCTCCGTATCCAGTTCTGTTTTCGTTGTATTGAGTTCTTCCGTAAGGCGCAGGATTTCCTGCTCCAGCTCTTCCTGTGTCACTTCTCTCACCCCCCATATCCATAATATATGTTACTTCCCCGTCGTCCGTCAAGATATAGTTTCCGACTCTGAATCCCAGATTCATACCAAGTGCTCCAAATCGTCCAACTGGGAACGTATGTTGTTGATGATCGATTTCGCGGTCTCGCTGTCGGACGGGGGAACGACAGCGTCGCTGTAGTCGATCCATGTGAGCATGCCGTGCTTCTTCCACTCGCTCTTATCGAACGGGTTGACCTGCACATTCCTAGTTCCGGACGTTGTGCATTCAATCACTTTCCCATCATGATATATCCCACAATGCCCATCTTTCCAAAGATACTCGCCGTTGAGGATGTCGTCCATGTTGGCAGACACATTTTCGCAATATGCGAGCATCGTGCTCTCAGCCACATCGGGCACGCCGTTAGCTTCATATACGGCAGGCTTACCCGGCTGCCACCCCCACAGCAGAGCTTTTACAAAACAGATGCAGTCAAATCCATATGCACCATATACAAGCTTAGACTCATTCCTTCCGTACCAATCTGGGTATTGTTTCTTCTTTTGCTCCACAATACCGTCTTCTATTTTCTGCCCCCACATGCCTAATGCATAGCACGTTTTTTCTCCGGCGGCTTTTAATGCCGAAGCCACAAATTCCGATGACATCATTTTTTTAATTCCTCCTTGATATCTTCCAGTGTTTCACATACTTTTTCGAGTGTTTGCGTGTTATTGGCGAGCTGCTCCCCATATTCTGATATTACAGTAATGTAACTATTCTCTCGCTCTTTATAATCCTTCTGAGTTTTCAAGAACAGATACACAAATAGCCCTGCAAATATTCCATACTCGACAAATGATTTTACAATGTCAACAATTTCCATAAAGCAAACTCCCTTTCATAATCATAATTAATAATACCATAATTATTATTCATCGTCAAGTATCGTAAATGTGGTCTCTATAAGTGCAGTACCACCTTTCATTTCCTTTCGCATCAACTTCCCGGGGAAAGAAGCTCCCGGTCTGAATTGGTCAAATGTAATAGCCTGCTTTACAGCCTCCGGCATACCCGCACACTTCACATTCAGACGTCCGCCTTCATCCTCAATATAGCATTTCGGCCTGATGTATTTTGCCCGGACAAATTTACTTTCCAGCTTCAGTGCGCCAAGGCGTTTCGGATCAACATCAAGTCCGGTAATATCATCCTCTAGCAAGTGGAGTGAATCCGTGTCTATATATAGTAATCGGTAGTACAGCTTTTGCGCTTCTCTGATGATTTTCTGCCTTGCATATGCTGTTGTATATATTGCTACCGGACAATATACACCCTCTGTAATACGTTCCTGGCATTTTCGAAAATTAAGACCTCCGTCTATATATGGCTCCAGACTCACCTGAACAGGATTGGTTCCGAATTTGCCATAAAAACTGTTAAGCTCTATCTTTGTAAGATACCTTATCGCCCCTGTACTGTCACACTTGACTTTATACAATCGATCGATGTATTCATCAAACATGCCTACGGCAGAATGAAATTGATAGTAGTCATAATAACTTACATCCCACAGATCATATTGTTCAGTTATTAATTCCCAGTCTATGTTAGTAATGAATAACTGAGCGTCTTCAAGCTCTTCCAGGTATTCAGTATCATTCCATCTTGAGTGCTTGATTTGGATACACGGGATATGATTCCGCTTTAATTTTGCATGCCCTATATGTAGCCGTGCAACCCACATTCCGGATACAGGTTTTCCACTGTGATATTCAGGCCTGCCATATGGCATAGGGTTATATCGCATTGCCCACGGAAACATAGAGTTATAATCCAATACAATACCCGCACCCACTTCACGTTTTTTACGATCCGGGTGAACATACACAAATCCACCTCGGTATGCTTTTCGCAGATAACTGTCAACATCATAATCTAGTGCCGGAAATAGCGCCCGAAATGTGCCTTCGCCCCCTATTGATTTTTTATACTTGTTCAAGGAGGATGATCCTATCGTCATTTTAACAAGGCCGTCATTTCTCGCCATCGCTAATCCGCGTGCAACAATTTCGCAATCTCGGAAACAATATTTGGTCTCTTCTTCTGTGGCAGATCCTGGTTTTCGGATGATATTGTGTTCTATATGTAGTTTCCCTTCCTCTAATCCAAGAGCCTTGGCAAGATCTGATACACTATTAGGGAGTATCTTATAACTATCCCATATGGTAATCAAGCGCCCATTTTGGAATCGGATCTTAATCTCATACAATATGCGATCTTCACTTATCAATGTTCGAAATTCACCCTTTTGAGGGTTCTTACTCATTGTGTGCTTATACTTATTATTCAGCAGCCAATTAATAATGTAGCTGCCGTCGAATTTTAAGTTATGATATAATGCTCTTGTATGGGGATCCAGGTTAGACAATGATTCCATCATGGATTCGATATCGCCCCCGGTTGTCCTTCCACTTCCTTCAACCTCTACACCGCACCACAGCCATACATAATAGTTATCGTCTTCGTGCGATGTTTCGCAATCATAAACCCACTCATTCACGATATCCCCCTCTAATCTCATTCACGAAATCCCCCTCTAATCTCATTAAGTTGTGATATTAGTTTGTCATATTCTTCTGTACTGTCATAGCTCGCCCGAAATCTGCGCAATGCCTCGTATCTTCTCATTACCTCGTAACGATATCCTATGCGCCCATCCATGCGCGTTGTGAATACAAGCCATTCCTGCCATGTCATTTCATTAATAATCTGCTCGAGCTCTTCATATAGGTCGGGGCGGTCGGAAAATTCCTGCTTAAGCGCCAAAAGATACCTACGCCGATATTCATTTATGCGCGATTCCCAGTGATCAGTCTGTATGACATCCATAACTCTCTTTAAAATCTTCTCCTTGCTCGAAAACTGTGCGTCATACATCGTAATTGGCCGATATTCATCCATGCCCTTGGGCGTAGATGGAAGCCATTCCATAGCGTAATATTCTGACTCGGCAAGTAATTGCCTAACAACATCTTCTCGAATTCTTCCGTCTGGCCCCAACTCCCCGGTGCGGGGAGTGGAGCGCAGTAACACATCGCGAATTAATTGCTCACGCTGCACAGTTTGCTGATGCTGGATCTTGAGTGCCTGCAAATAGTATGCCTGCTCTTGCTTGGTCATGCCAAGCGCCTTTGCATTCTTGTAGAATAGCTTACGGTCTACGTTAGCATATTCTTTAAGCAGCTTTGTCGTTACCTTTGCACTATAGCTCGGACTGTACTGACGGGGCAGATCAGAACGGGACGTCATCGTTAGAATCCTCATATTCGTTCAGAGCTTTGTCTTTATCCTCTTTCGGTTTTTCCAGGTCGTGAATTACAATACTCACCTTTCCGTTGTATGCCTTAAGCCATGCCCAGGTAACGTCAATTTCAATTGTGTTCTTGTCATTGGCCTTTAAGCCTAATTCTTTAATTTTTGCTCTTGCGTTCTTTGTAAAACCTACGTTTAGGTACGTACACTTCTGATCACCTTCATCCGGGACACTAGTACTATACAGCCACTTATCATGCCACTTTTTAGCGCTTACGAACATTTTACCCTTGATTTCCATTTTTTGTTTCCTCCTTTAATTTATATATTAATTGTGTTAATAGGTATACAAGCTCTAATTCCACAGGTGTATAATCACCTTCAATATGGACACTTATAGAACCCTCGCAACTAATTGCCATATTTACGTTTTTACCCTCATATTTTATTATCGATTCCACAAAATCACGGGAATCTAATATCTTGCACATAATACGTTCCGGGTAATAAAACTCGATGCTCATAAACTTTCCGAAATCTTTCTGAATTTCGTTATATAGGGCATCAGCGCCGCTTTCCGTTAGGGGTATGCTTATTATCTTCATCATTCCACCTCCTTATATCTTGTGTGGCGCGGGTATCTAACTCGCTTATATACTTTGCAATCCAGCCTTGCATTTTCAACGCGACGTCGGAATCGCGGATTCTAATATATCTTAATAATTTTGTACTGTCAATCAACATTATAATCACTCCACAACCTTTCGCGTATCGCCCATAAGTAATTAGGTATTCGATCGGGTTCGCTGCTAGCGCTCTCAGACTCCCACCACATCAATATGCAGTCTAATATCATCTCCTCGGATGCCTCTTCGCATGTTACCATGAGGATGCTATCCCGACAAGTAAACTCCGGAACAACCCTAATCCCGCTCGGAGCGTTATATGCGACATATGCATGCCCATATTCCTCCACAACTGCGTTAATTTCCTCGCATAGTTTTTTAGCTCTGCTCATTTATAACCCTCCTGCATTTCCAAAATACTTAGCGCCCTTACGCAGCGCATGGCTCTAAGATCTTCTATTATCTCTTCATCACTAGTTTCATACCAATAATCGATTAAACAATCAAAACCTACTCTTGGATTTGATTGCATCACAGATAACCCTCCTGTGGTTTTGTTCTGCGATAAAAATACTGTTGCATAGTGCTTTAACAGACTATTAATTCTCTTTGTTATCAACATATCCTTACTCATTTCAGTTACCCTCCCGTTGTTCTATTAATGCCAGCATAGCTAATATCAAGTAAACACGCTCATTATTGCAGATAAGATATTCTCTGGCTAGATGATCAAGCACATCAGACTTTAATTCTCTTTTACTTACAATAGTGGCATATATAATTATTGTATCTATATCAGCACCCGGAAAATCTTCTACCACTACGGAAAACCCATTCAATCCTATATATGCTGGTTTCCCTGCACGAACAATCTTATTAACCTCCCTCATAACTTGGTACCATGTGTGCACCTCTTTAATCATATTATCACCCCCTATATATTACTCTCAAGAATAATAAGCATAGTAATTAATCCAATAATATCACGCTTAAGAACTAGATTTCCCCTAATTTTACTCCCAATCTCACTTCTAAGATTACACTCGAGCTGAGAAGTGAATATTAATACCCCACATTCAGAATTTACATCAATATCATCGGTGATTAATACATATTCTCCATCTGTCCTTATTTGTACAATATTACATTCTTCTAGCATACTATTAACCCCCTTTACCAACCCTTCCCATGTTTTAACCTTTAACATCACCATAACCACCTTTCTATCACCTTCGTGATGGTTATATTATACTGTTCACATATTACATAGTAATACATAATATTTTGATATTGTGTTAACTAATATGTGCAAAATGTTAATAAGGGTGGGGGTGAGGTGGGCCAAAAAAAAAAAAAAATTTTTTTTTTACTCTTT